AACAAGAAACGATTAAGCCATTACAGCAAGCGCCGCAGCCAGTGAAGCCAAAGACACTTAAACCAGCTTCATTGAAACCTGCCTCTGTAAAGGCTAAGGTGGCGGAACCAGTTAAAGCTATTGCACAGCCAAAACCACAGGTTCAAGCACCAGTCAAGCCACAGGTTCAAGCAAAACCACAAGCTCCAGTTAAACAACAGGTTCAATCAAAACCTCCTGTGCAGGCAAAGCCACAGGCAAAAGCACCTCCAAAGAAACAAATTGTAGGTGACACAGGTTTTGGTCGAGAAATGACTAGGGCTGAGGCTGAGGCCATTGCAAGAGCGGACTTGGCAGCAACGCCAAGCAAGCCATTCCATGAAATGACGGCTAAAGAAAAAGCTGAGCGTATTAAGCAGGTTAATGAAAAGCACCAAAGACCAAAGGCTAACAATACACTCCCAATGCCAACAGCTGATCAACTTTTAATGAAGTACACGACTCAAGAAGCACACAGAAGTGGTTCTATAGATTCAACAACACAATTTAATACAATGATTGCAACGGCCCTAGCAGCCCAAAAAACAAGAGGAGATAGTCACGATGAGTAAGAAACAAGCACAGGCACAGGCCCAACAACCTCAGCCTCCAAAGATGAATGCATCTCAAAAGATTGAAGCCCTGGAAAACGCTTTCATGGCTCAAAATCAACAAATTGAGATTCTTGCAGAAGAGATTGATCGCTTACGTTCAGTTGTAACTTCACTTACAAAGCGTATCAACGCATCAATTCAAGCTGCAGAACAGGGTGGAGTTTCTACTCAATCTGTTAACCAAATCATCTTGAATGAAAACATTAAAGAGTTGGAAGGAAAAGTTCAATTCTTGGTTGATAACGGAGTGATGGAGCTTAACAACGACATCGCCGTCTCTACAGACACATTCGTAGTTGGTCGCCACATTGACTCTGAAGGAAATGTTGTAAACCCTCGTATCCAATTTGCGGTTAAGAGTATTGACCCAGATCTTCAAAGTCGCCTAATGAATAAAAAAGCTGGTGACGTTGTAAGTTACGACGAAAATGAACCTAGCCTTGAGATCGTTGAAATCTACCAATTGGCTGATTTGAATAAAAAACAAGAATTTGATCAAAACGCACAGCCTTAACGCTCAGTTAGGAGTTCAAAATGGTTGAAAAATGGTCCGATAATGAAATTGCATTCATTATCAACTTAAAGGAAACCACCGACTTAACGTGGGTGGAAATTACCGATAAGTATAATAAGAAATTTAAAACAAATCGAAACTTTGAGACGGTAAAGAAAGCCTACCAAAGATATGCTGACATAGCTAGTGACACAGATGTTCAAGTAAAAAACTTGAAAAAACTTCATCAGTCTAAACAGGTAAATCGATTTACTGCTAAAGAAAATAAAAGCATCATTGAACAATGGGTAGCTCGTGACGATCTTATCGAAACGATTTCAAACACTGTCAAGAAGATGGCTTTACACAAATATAAGCTACCAAAAATAGCTGCAAAGAGTCGTCAAAAAAAGAACATGACACTTGAACTTCTCTTTTCCGATGTTCACTATGGTAAATACATTGACAACGTAGAAGGAAACTTCGTAGATGTTAAAGTTATTCGTGAGCGCGTTAGGAAAGTTGCTGACTCTGTAGTAAAGGAAATTGTTCGTGAGGGTAAATCCTTCAATGTTGAGCGAGTTGTTCTAGCTTTCATTGGCGACATTATCGAAAACGCAGATTTCCACGGTGAAGAATCTGAAAAGGGTTGTGAATTTAGCACTTCTCGTCAGGTTCAAGAGGCTATTAACTCAATGTTTTACGACCTAATCCTACCTATCTCTATGACAGGTATTAAGGTTGACATCCCTTGTGTTACTGGTAACCATGACCGAGTTGGACACAATAAAACATACCAAAAGCCAGGTGAGGATAATTTAACTTATATCATCTATAAAACTTTGGAGTTGTTGTGTATCCAGTCTGGTCTTAAAAATGTAACCTTCCAGATCGCTCGCAGTCTCTATACACACATTGAAATCTACAAAAATGTGGTTGTTTATGAGCACGGCGATGAGCTTAAAAACCTTAACCGCGACACAATGGCTAACCAAATGTCTAAACGACAAGTCCAACTTGGACGAGTTGTCAATTTCTTTAGAGTTGGACACTGGCATGAGCCTGTTCAATACGGTCAAGGTCGCATGATGGTAAATGGTTCTGTACCTGGTCAAGATGACTATGCAGACAATAAAGGTTTTGCATCTGAAGCAGTTCAGATCATGAATTACTACGTTGAAACCGACAAGCGAAGCACCTGTTTTTTCCGTAGCTTCCCCATCTACCTACAGAAGAAATAGTAAACTAAAATGTAGCTCCCTGTTGTTTGGATGAGGCCCAAATGGGCCTTTTCTTTTAAGGAAGTCGATATGAGCAACAAAAAGAACGCCGATGAGAAAAAAAGTCGGCAAAAAGAAAGCAAAGAATACGAAAAAACAATTAGATTATTGGAGAAAGAAAATAGACGCCTACTCTCAGAAGTTAAAACACTAAACAAAGCCTTACAAGATACAGAAGAGCACCTTTTCAGGATTTCGGAAGACAAAACTGTTATGGAGACAATCCAACAAGTGTGTGAAGTGAAGCCAGCTAAAAGTGAAAACTCTTGTCCTAAATGTAGTAAGTCAGGTATGAAGATCATCAACTTGGGTCACATCAAATTACTGACGTGTACTTGTGGATATAGGAATAGATTGAATGGCCAAGGACTCGATCAAGCTTAAAGAGATTTCTCACCACATAGTGGGTATTGAAATGCAGTTGGGTATTCTAGAGCACGACTTGATAGTTAGTGCCAATGAGCTAATCCTTCTGCAAGAAATAGAAAGATCTTTGGTTGAAAATTTAGCGATATTGAAGAAAAAGGGGATTGTACCTCTGGCTTCGGAATATAAAAAGATAAAACAAGATCTTTCGACACTCAGAGCGAACATAATTGAAGTTGAGTTTGAAAACAATTTTTTGTTAAGTGAGAAAGAAAGATTTGTTAGGTTGAGAGAATCGGCTATAAAAGAATATGACGCTTTAAAGAATAAAATAGAAAGTGAAAGGGCGATACTGCCCTTTAGTCTCGACAGAAGGAAGAAGAAATGAAGGACAAAAAAGCTCTAAAAAAGAAGATTATGTCCAACCCAGACTTCATTTATTGTCCTCGACTCGGCAATTCTCTTTCAAAGTTAATTGATAAAAACCCAGATGGTATTGACGACGAGCGCATCCAAAAGGTTTTGTTGATGAGCCAAAAGGAAATTGATGCAAAGTATGATTCGGCAATAAAAAAGCTAAGAAAGTTGGTCGTAGAAGAAGAGTAACGTGGTATAATATAATTATGCTGGTATACACAATAACAAACACATTAAACAACAAGATCTATGTTGGCCAAACAACTAGATCTTTAGAAGTTCGATGGTCAGAACACAAAGCTGCAATTAAATATAGAAATGAGCCGCTATATAGAGCAATGAGGAAGTATGGTGTTGGTGACTTTAGGATACAACAGATAGACACCGCCAACTCCCTTGAAGAATTAAACAAAAAAGAAGCATATTATATCAAATTGTATAGAAAAAATGGAATCTACAACGTAGACCTTGGTGGTAGAAATCACAAGAGAAGCGAAACTACTAAGCTTAAAATGTCGACAAATAAGCGTGGTAAAAAGAATCCAGGGGTATCGATTTCAAATAAACACAGAATTGGTATGGCTAAATCAAATGTTGGGTATTTTGGAAACACCAATAGAGTTGGTAAGAAAATGTCTGAAACATCTAAAGCTGTAATTTCTAAATCGTTATTGGGAAATAATAGACGATCTAGATCAATCGTGTGTATAAACACAGGGGTTTTATTTATATCCATAGTAGAAGCAGCACGAGTCATGTCTTTAGATAGCAGATCTATCCACAGGGTGTTGTCTGGTGAGTATAGACACACAAAGGGTTATTTTTTTAAATACGAGGGTTAATATGAGTATGCATTATCTTTTTATGGACACAGAGACTGGCGGCACAAATGCCGAAGTTCACACACTTTTGACTGCATATTTTGCCATTTGCGACAAAGATCTAGTAATTATAGACGATCTTGAGCTTCAACTTAAGCCAGAAGATGTGAGTCAGATTAAGGTAGAAATGGAAGCGATGCAAGTTAACAAGATTGACTTGCAAGAACACCTAAATGACCCAAACACCGTTACATATGCCGTAGGCAAAGAGCGTTTAAAGTCTTTCCTACAAAAACACAAAATCAAAGGCAAGCGCAAGTCTTATATGCCTGCAGGCCACAACGTGGCATTTGATAAAGACTTCATTTGGGCTCAGCTTATTCCTCAAGAGGAGTTTGAAGAGACCGTCCACTACCGTACAGTTGACACATCAAACATCACTACATTTTTAAAAGATGTGGAAATTCTTCCAGAAGACGTGGGTAACCTTGTTAGTCTAGTTGAACACTTCAACATCCCTAAATTGGAAGCTCACAACGCCAAGGGCGACGTGCGAATGAACATTGAGGTTTATCGCGCCATGAAGGGTTTAATCAAGGGTAAAAAGAAAGACATGATTGGGAGCAACACCTCTCTTTTAGAAATTATCGAAGGTTAAGATGAATTTTATTTCACCAAGTAATCACCCAGAATCATCACTATCTGGCTCAACAATTGAGTCCATGATTGACCGTGCAAAAAGCCTTGGTTTGAAATACTTTGCAGTTACTGATCAGGGCCACATGGCTTCATTCCTTCGCGCATATAAGTATGGCAAGGACAAAGAAATTAAGGTTATTCCAGGTATCGAGTTGTTCTTTAAGGACGACAATTGCGAAATCATTCGCGGCACACCCTCAGAGCAAATCAAATACTTCAAGATAATTGTACATTGTAAAGACCAAAAAGCTTATCAAAAGCTCGTTTTAATGTGCAGTGACACGAAGCGCAGACAGGTTTTGGTTGGTGAAAACCTCCAAAGCACCTTCAATTGGGCTGACATAGAAGAATTGGCAAAATTTAACATCACAATTACAACTTCCGACATCGAATGCATGGTTTCAAAGCATCTGTTGGTTGGTCGTGGTGATTTGGCGTTGAAATATTACGAAAAACTAAGAAATATAGTAGGACCTGAAAACTTCTACCCTTCAATCATTCCCTATAAGCAAGATAAATACTGGAATGCTGTTGTAAAGGTGCAGTTGGGTGATAAAGAAGTAACTATTCCAGCAAACGACCGCATTGAGACCGATCACTACCACAATTCTAAGGCTGTTGAGCTTTCTAGACGTGGAAATAGACACAAAGTCCTCGAAGCAGTTTATATCGACCGCGTTAAGTTCAAAATTAAGTCAGAATACCAAGAGATTGGTAAAGCTAAGCTTGTAAATGACTTCCAAGACCTCCCAGGTGGAGATATTCAGACAAAAGCCAATAGGCTCATCATTGCGCTTGCCAACAAATTTGGCGACCAAGATCGTCTATTGCTAAACTCTTATTCTTTCTACTCTACAAAAGAAGACAAAGCCGTTCAGGATATGAAACTGGGCGAAGAAAAGCGTATCTATCAACCTCAATTCATGGCTTCTACAGACGAAGTTCGTGAATACATGGCAACTATTGGTTGGGTTGATCACAGTCTTGAAATTCTAGCTAAAAACTCTGAGAAATGGGCTGAAAAATTCAAAGATTTCAGCTTAAAATACGACTATCGCCTTGCACACGTCGATGGAGACCCAAAAGCTCTTCTTATCGACATTATCAAGAAAAACGGTCGTATGAAGTGGGATAACCCTGTCTATGTTAAGCAGTTCCGAGAAGATTTGGAGCTTTTGACAGACAATGGAGTCTTAAACTTAATCCCTTATTTCCTTCCGATTGTTGATGTTTACGATTATTACGAAACAAACGGTCACTTGACAGGTCCAGGTCGTGGTTCTGCAGGTGGTTTTTTAATTTCATACCTTATTGGTATCACTCACTTGGACCCGATCAAGTATGGCTTGAGCACCTCGCGTTTTCTTACTACAGACCGTGTTAAGCAAGGAAACTTGCCAGATATTGACTGTGACTTAGAAAGCCGCGTACCTCTTGTTGGTAAAGACGGTTCATCTGGCTATTTATTCCAGAAGTATGGAAGAAAAGCCGCTCAAGTGTCCACAAGAACACTTCTTAGAATTAAATCGGCTATCCTAGACGCCAATCGCTTTGTAAATGGCGGTAAGGTTGAGGATGAGATTGCAAAGCTTTCTAAATCATTGCCAAACACACCACAGGGCGTCAATGACCGTGAATACGTCTTTGGATATGACGATGACAATGGTGTCCACCAAGATGGATTGCTTGAAGTTAACAAAGACCTTAAGAAATACTCTGAAGAGCGTCCAGCTGAGTGGAACATGGTTGTTAGAGCTTTGTCACTTGCACGACAAAACTCACGTCACGCCTGTGCCTATCTCGTTGCAGACGTTGATATTGAAGATGTTATTCCTACCTTTGAGGTTGGTGGCGTTAAGCGCATCACTCAGCCTGAAGCTAAATATTGTGAATATGCAAAGTTGATTAAATATGACTTCTTGGTTATTTCAGCCTTGAAGGACTTAAACCTTTGCATGAAATACATCAACAAAAAGAATAAAACTACTGGCCTTAAAACTGGTCGCTTCATGCACAAAGACCAAGAAACATACATTTGGGACTTGCCACAAGAGCAATCTGTATATGATATGCTTTCTGAGGGTAAAACAGAGACTGTTTTCCAGCTACACTCAGTTGGACCTACAAATGTAATAAAAAAGGTTCATCCAAATTCTATCGTTGACTTAGCAACTATCACTTCACTTGAGCGTCCAGGTCCAAAAGACTTCGTTGACGAAAAAACAGGTAGAAACATGGTTGAGGAGTATATTGAGCGTAGGCACGGTAGGGCTACAGGTGAAATTGAAATTCTAAACAAACTTATTCCAGAAACTTTCGGCGTATTGGTTTTCCAAGAGCAAATCACTCGTATTGCCAAAGAATTAGG